ACGTACGTTTGATACGTATCCGTCTGCTTATGCTAATATGGCTGCATCTAAGTATTGCAAGAATCCTAACTATGCAAAGAAGTCCAAAGGTGGTAAACGTAAAGGAAAGTAATGGCTCAACTAAAGCAATGGAGAGAGCAGAACTGGGTAAGGATCGGAACTGATGGATCTATCAAAGGACCTTGCGGAACGTCGAAGGATAAGAAGAACCCTGACCGTTGCCTCCCTAAAAGAAAGGCTCTCAGCCTCACGAAAGCGGAGAGAGCTAGCACAGCTAGAAAGAAAAAGAAAGCAGGAGCCAGAGGAAAAACAGTCGTAGCAAATACACCTAAAGCAAAGGTAAGAACTAAATGAGTAAGGAACACAAAAGTTAATAATGAATAATAAAAATATAAATAACAGAAAGTTAATTGAGGATTCTGATTTTTACATTAAGAAAAAACCTGGCTCAAAAAACTTAGACCCTGGTTTTTACGTAAAGAAAAAAAAGACTTCAAAGAGCTTAGATTCTGGTTTTACTATAAAGCGCAAGTAAAAAGTAAATGAGGAAGGAACACAAAAGCAAAAAGGGCGGACTAACTGCCGCCGGCCGTGCCTACTTCAAGCGCAAGACGGGTGCTAACCTCAAGGCTCCGGTCACGGAATCCAAGCCCAAGGGCAAGAAGCTAGCTCGAAAGAAATCATTTTGTGCCAGAATGTCTGGCGTTAAGGGTCCAATGAAGGACGACAAGGGAAGACCAACACGGAAGGCTCTAGCCTTGAAGCGTTGGAAATGTTAAAAATTAATGCAAGAATACAGGTCCTACGCTAACTTAGATGATCGCATCCTCAATGACGGGGATGTAGGTTTTGTTGGGTTCAACAATCGGCTTAGACCTGATCAGCTACAGGGGGGCATGCTAGCTGACTCCCAGAACATTCGACTGGATCGTAACGGCGAAGCACAGGTAAGAAAGGGCATCGAGGTTATTGAAGCTCCGTTTGGTGTAGGAGGCGATGTACTTCGACTACCTACCTCAGCGGAAATTGGCAATGGAAGCACGACGATGCTTCCGACTACTATTGAATCAGCAACTCTTGTTGGTGCTGACAACCAGGCTAATCTTATAATCAATGACCCCGCCGTAGAAGCAGGGCATACATTTGCAGCGGACGATGTTGTTACCGTAGAAGGACTAGGACCTAGCGGCTCATCTTTTACGGTTGACCCTAATGGACTCAAAACTCTAGTTTCTGTTACCGATAACGGGGATACTAGGACACTCAAATACGCTCTATCGGGTAGTAATGAAACCTATACTACCCCAATAGTACTACCGCAACAATTATCATTCACCCTGAATACTAATACCACGCAGGCTGTTATTGGTTTCAAGATGATACTTGACCAAGGGCAAGTTACTGAAGTCTACGCAAGTTCGGCATTCAGTGACCCCAATGATAATGCTAGTCAGTACATCCTCATTGCATCTAACTTGAAAGTTGTTGCTAAGAATTTGCTGACTGATGCTACCGTAGAGATTGCTTATCCATTAAACGAAACGATACCTCCGCAATCATCAATGCTTCAGACCTTTAACAAGGTGTTTATATTTCGTAAAGGTCAAGTAGCTCTTGAGTGGGATGGTTCCTTTAGTGCGGTAACAGCAGGAAGTTTTGTGGTAGGTAGAACCTATACAATCACGGCTGTTGGAAATACGGACTTTCAAGCTATCGGTGCTTCGGCAGATACTATAGGTGTCACTTTTACGGCTACGGGTGTTGGGTCCGGAACTGGCACAGCCACATCTGCCTTTTCTAAAGTTGCAAGCGGAACCTATACTCAACCAGCTATATTAGATATTTCTGGATTTGTTATTACCAATGGACTCGCCACAGCAACCGTAAGCAATACTCTGTCTCCGGGTGACAAGGTTATCCTTGTAACCGCTGGTGCAAGTACGCTAACCGAAGGCAATCAATTTACTGTTTCTGAAGCTACTGCATCAGCCTTTAAGTTCTTTGTGGATTCAGCGGATGTATCCAATAAGACAAATGTTGAGTTCACTCAAAAAGTTTCCGTAGGTCTAGGGTTCACACATATGCCTGCCCCGGAGTTTGCCGTATATCATCAACGCAGGTTGGTTATGCCGTTTCAATTCTCTGTGGATGCAAGTGTTAATTCGTACACATCGAGGGGGATTCTGGATGAGGTTATTGCTTCAGATATTCTGGATAGCGATACATATGACCAAATCTTTGCTCAGTACAGATTCAATGCAGGTGAGGCTGACTTCACGGTAGGGCTGCACTCATTCTCCGAGGATAATTTGATGGTGTTCAATCGTAACAGCATTCACTTAATATCTAACACAACTTCGTTGCAATCAGCTAGCACTAAACTATTGACCGATGAAGTGGGCTGCGTAGCGCGACAAACTATTACACAGGTTGGTAATCAAGTTATATTCCTTTCCGACAATGGTGTTTACAGCACTCAATTCTTTGATGAGTACAACCTTCGTGGAACCGAAACTCCTTTAAGTGAGCCAATTAACGAAACAATCAAAAGAATTAATAGGGATCAACGGACTCAAGCTGTTTCTGTTTACTTCGACAATCGTTACTTTATTGCTGTGCCATTGGATGATGCCCTTCGCAACAACGCTATACTTATTTATAACTTCCTAAATAAACAATGGGAGAGTATTGATAGCGTTAATAGCGATGACTGGGACATTGAAAATCTCATTGTTTCGGGTGAAGGAAGCCAGCGGGGTGTTTATGCAATTAACCGATTAGGAGGCATACATAAGCTTGACGCTAGGCTACAGGGTGATGACTTAATTAATGTAAGCACCGGAGGCTCTAATGAAACTAAGAATGTCAAAGGCAGTATTACTACTCGTCAATATACATTCGGTGATATGACCAGGAAGAATTGGAAAGAATTTCAGATGCACGTAGAGAGTAGTGCGGATAATGCTAGCAACTTTGACCTATTAGCGGAGACAGAGAACCCTGATGGTAACTTTACATTAGGAACCTTAAGCAGCTTTAATGATGGAGTTAATTTACCTAAGGCGGAGGATGTGTCCATACGTGGTAGAATAGGTAACCGCAGAGGACACGGGATTCAATTTACAGTAAACAATACACAAGGACGGCCAAGAATTAGGTCACTTCAAACTCAAGGATCAACCTCCTTTAGATCAACACAGAAAGCAGAATAATGGCATCACCTATAGTAAAAGGAAACAATTTTGGGGCTACCGATACAGTCACTAACACAACACTTAATAACATTGTTGATAACGCAGCGTTTAAAGATTTTGACGGAAGTACTGAAGCATTCAACGTAAGTGGTTCAACCGATATAGGAACCTGTGCATTGGCTGGAGGACTTGGAGTTAAGACTACCACGGGACAGTTACAGCTCAAAAGCCAGGCTAACCTAACCGCCCTCGGAAATGTATCGGGTGGTGCTGCTGTTCCTACTGCCGTAGCTATCCTTGATGAGGACAATATGTCTTCTAACTCAGCTACTTCATTAGCAACTCAGCAAAGCATCAAGAAATATGTTGACGATAATAGTTCAGTGTTAAGCGCTAGCACGGCTACAGGAACGATAACCACTACTGGCGCAAATACTTTTCAGGACTTCGATCTTTCTGCGGTTGTTGGATCAAACAAGGCTATGGTCATCATGGAGGTATTCGACGGAAACCAGAATGGTAGGACTATATTTTTTAGAACGAAGGGGTCATCCGTCTCGCCCTATGGTGCTTCTGTTCAAGGCGGTTCAAATACAGCTCTTTTAGGAACTGCTGACAACGGCAACACCGTTATTGTAACAACCGATTCATCGGGATTCCTTGAAGTTCTTACAGGGGCGGTTGCTATAAGTGACGTAAAGTATGCAGTCCAAGCCTTTCAAGTAATCTCTTAAACATTTAATAATATGTCCATTTTAACAACAGGAAAAACATTTGCTAATGGCGAACAGCTGTCTGCTAGCAAACTTAATCAAGTAATTACCGGGGCGACTTTTGATGCGTCAGGTGCTGTTGATGGTAGCAGCATAACACTTATTGGGGGAGCTATGGCTGTAAATGACGGAGGCGTAACCTTTGCAAAACTAACAGACGTTATTGACAGCGATACAATGACTGGAGCAAGTGCAACCAAACTAGCTACATCTGAAAGCATTAAGGCTTATGTGGACAGTAGTCCTAATTTTACTCCGAGTACATATGATAGTGAAGAGAGCGTAACTTTTCCTAATGGTCTAATAATGAAGTTTGGCACAGTAACGGTTTCGGCTAATACTACCACTGCCGTAAACTTTGGAGCAGCTTTTAATGCTACCGTTAGCGCGCAACTTACTATACAAGAAAACAACACTACCGACAGGGAGAGTATAAAAATTGAATCCTTAACTAATTCAACCTTAACCATACGTGAAACTGATTCTTTTGCTGGAACAGTACATTGGCAAGTAATTGGTAGATAATGAACCCCCTCTTGCAATCAGTTCAACTAGCATTGCAAAATGCTGAACAGAAAGAAGCCATTGCGTTTATAGATAAGGTCGTGGATTTCTGTATTGAACACGAGAACGGGAAAGTATTGGGCAAGTGGTCTAAGGGTATGATTCGGCTCCTTGTAGCCTATCATATGGCCAAGGATACTTGCATTGTAGAGAAGGACGAAGAGGGCAATATCACAGGTTTAGGTATGTGGTATAATTGTAACGAGGACGACGACGAGTCGTTTATTGAAAACTGGATTGCGGATGACCCCGACGGAAACGCAATATTTATGGCCTTCTTATTTTCAAATACTACCAAAACTTTTAAACAACTTACACATAACTTTATTAATAAATGCCCTGGTGTAATGCAAAAAAAATTACTAGGAATACGGCGCAGGAAGGGTTCTGCCGTTAGGGTGGAATACTCACCTAAAGTTTTTAAAAAAATACTAACAATATAACATTATGGGTTCATCAAAATCACCAAAACAGCCAGCACCTATTGACCCAGGTGAGTCAATGGGCGAATACTTGTTCGGCAAGGACTTCAGTAAGTCGTATCAGGGAATTACGGACCCTAGACTTCAAGATAGATTGATTGCCGCCGAGTCAACGTATCGTCCGCAATACGCTGGGCTAGAGCTTCAGGACATTAATACATTTGCTCGTGGTCTCGAAGAAAGGGCTAACCCTGAGTACGCACGAATCCAGACAGAGATTGCTGGGTTAAAGGCGGGGCAGGAGTATGAAAGTCTTTCAGCGAAGGAGCGCAATAAGGCACTTAAAGCACAGGCTGATATTCTTTTCCCCGATAAAGCGAGAAGTGGGAGTCGGAATAGATTTAACGACTACAGTTTTAATAAACAGCAAAGTATTAAACGAGAAGAGTTTATTAAGCAAGGAAAAATTGGAATCGGTGACCGAGCTGCAAAGATTGCCGAACTAGAAACACGTCTAGAAGGTACGCCCGAAACGCTTGAAGCTCAAGGAGGGCTATTCGATTTATTGGAAGAGCAGTCACGCCGTGCGGGTGACTTGCAACGTGAGCAACTAGGGTTGCAACGTGAGTCCGACGTAGCTGCATTAGAGGAGTTCTCACCTCAAGTAGTGCAGGCTTACCGTGACGCTGACCCCTTTAGCACAGCTTTGGCTGAGGAGGCTTCCGCTAGGGCAATGGACTCAAGCCTAAGGGATAGAGGCCAGGGTCTTATGAGTTCTGCGTTGCGAGAAGCTAGTGAATCCGAAAGTGCATTGCAATCCAGTGGCATGGCTAACGTAAACGCAATGCGTGAAGCCGCTAGTGCAGCAGAAAGTGCATTAAATCAGAGCGGATTGTCCAACATAAACGCAAAGCGTGAAGCTGCAAGCGCAGCAGAGCAACAACTTAACAAGGTTGGTATGTCTCTATCTGACCTATCTCCGACCGAACAAGAGGCTATATTGTCTGGACGTGGAATGGAGTTCGCTGCATCCACTGGAGAACTTACTGCCCTCGAAAAGCGCAGAGCGCAGCAGTCCTCACGGGAAGCTTCTGTTGCTCGTGGACGGGGAATGGATCAAAGTGCTGTGTATGGAGAGATGGAGGCTCGTATGGCCGAGGAGCTAAACAAGCAGGAGCGTGAGATTGCTCTGGGTGCAAGTTTATTAGGTCAACAGGCTGATATGCGTTTAAATAGATTAAACGCAGGCGCAGGTATTCTCACTCAAGCTGAAGCTATGGATGCTCAACGCAGAGCAGAGCAGTTACAGCGCCAGAAATTTGGTGCTAGCTCACTTACTCAAGCCGAAGCTATGAATGCCCAACGTAGGGCAGAACAACTCCAGCGTCAGCAATTTGGTTCTGATCAATTACGTGCCTCAGAATCTATGCTAGCGCAAAGAAGGGCTGAAGAGTTACAACGCCTACAGCTAGGCGCAGGTTTAATGGGACAGGCTGATCAGCAATTGCAAGGAGCTTTTGGTATGAACCGCAATCTAGCGGGTGACATAGGTATGACTATCTTAGGTCGGCCTTCGTCTTCTATTAATCTTGGTAGTCAAACACTATCATCGGCACAGCAGGGTGCGGCAGGTCAAATGGGACCTCAACTATTCGACGCTAACGTAGGTTACAATGCGGCATTGCAACAGCGAGGACAGGACGTTACGTTCCAGGGTATGAAGGCTCAGGCTGATGCAGCTAGTAGTGCTGGATTTATGGGTGGAGTTGGTAGTGCCTTGGGTGGATTTTTAGGAAGACCAGGTTAATTAATAAAAATTTAAGATAAAATATTATGGCATTTCAATCAGGAACAACAATTCGACCAGAACTGGCTAACGCAGACTACAGCGGCTTTCAAAATGCCGCTAACATACAGGCGAACGCACTAGCCCAGCTAGGTGCTACCATCGGCTCCGCTATACAGGTTGCGGGAGAAAAGAAAAAAGAAAAGGCTCTTAGCAAGCAGGCTCAAGAGATGGTCTTTGGCTTCCTTAAAGGAAATCCACAGCAGGCTGAATTTTTTGGTCTTCCAGAGGAATTTGAGATGAGTGACGTAAAACCCGTCGTTGATGTTCTGGGAGCTAAACCTAGCATCTCACTGATGATGCAACTCAAGATGGCTAGTATGCAGGCTCAGACACCATCATTACCTAGCGTCACACAGGCTCAAAAATTTGATGAATACCTAGGGACTCTTGGTGGTGGAAAAGATGTAATCTTGAAAAACGGGATGCTTTATGATGAGGACTTTGGAACGCCCGACGATGTTATCCCTTTTGACGATCCCATTGTTCAGCAAGCTTTAAGAACCAAAGAAGGTCAAGCATTTCTTACTGGATACAAACTCCCCGAACCCTTAGAACTTAACAAAGAGGATGAGGACATTGATGTAAATGTACCTGTAGATGAGTCCGTACAGACTTCTCAAAGAACTCCACCAGAATCTGAGTTCATGAGATTTGGTACATTTGACGCACGGTTTTAATTAGAAATAATATTTAAACACATATTACTTTAGCTTCCGGAGCTAATACACTTATGCCTACTTCTACCTTCAGAGATCCAGGAACAGGAAGAACTTTTAGTTTTAAGCACGATAAAGGTCTTACCCCTGATCAGCTACAGGCACTTGCTAACGAAAAAAAATTTGAGGGTCTAAATAGGGAGGGCAATATTGTCACCCGTAACCTAGCCATAGGCGTTGATACGATTCAACAAAATGTTTTTGGATCAGCCCTAGAAGGTATTGGTAAAAGCTTTGACCTTAAGACTCTCGAGGAAATAGGTGCTAACATTGTAGAGGAGCAAAAAGGTCAGAAAGAAGATCGACTTAGATTTGCCCCTAAGTCAGAAGGCTTTGTTCCATACGTCACGGAAATGGCTGCTCAATCCGCTCCTATCAGTGCGGTTGGTCTAGCTGGTGCAGCGGCTGGCGCAAAGGCTGGTGCTGTCATTGGTGCTGGGTTTGGCGGAGCAGGAGCAGCCCCTGGTGCTGTCATTGGGGGAATTGTAGGGGGTGTTGGCGCGATGATACCCTTCTTCTACGGAGGAAACAGAGAGCGTCAGAAGGAAGCTATTGAGCGTGGCTATCGTACTGAGGTGGACGAAGGAGCCGCCCTATTGACTGCTATCCCACAAGCCGCACTGGACTCTATTTTAAATTTGTTTGTTGTTTCCAAGGTTGGTAGGGCATTTGTCCCAGCAGCCATTCAAAAGGGTGGAGGTATATTTACTCGAGTCGCTAAAGGAACTACAACAGGTGTGCTTACTGAGACTCCTACTGAGCTAGGGCAACAAGTCCTTGAGCGTTATCAGGCCGGGCTTCCTATGAACACGCCAGAAGCCATTGAGGAATACAAAGCTGCCGCCGCTGGTGGTGCTATTCTTGGTGGTATCCTAGGTGGTGGTTCTGCTTCTATCTCCAGAAGTACTAATGTTGAAACGGATGTTGAAGAGGATCCGGATAAGACCGAAGAGGAAAAAGAGAGAGAAGATCAAGAGAGGGTCGGTCAACTTGATGAAGAGATTGGCGGAGGAGAAGAACAGATTTTTAAGGTTGAGTACACTGACCCAGATACCAATGAAAAATTAGTAACCCAGGTAGCAGCTACTAGCTTTGAAGAAGCCCGTGGATTAGTTGCGGAAGGCACTGGTGCTAATCCTAATACGATAGCACTTGCTCCGGAGATTACCCCAGAGCCAGAGCCTGCCCCCGAACCTGCCCCCGAACCTGCCCCTACCCCTGAAGAAGAACCTGCTCCTGAACCTGCTCCTGAACCTGCTCCTGATCCTGAGCCAGATTCTATCCCAGAAGAAGAACCTGCTCCAGAGCCTGACCCCATCCCTGAGCCAGAACCTACCCCTGATCCTGCTCCAGAACCAGAGCCAGAAGAAGAGCCTGCCCCAGAGCCAGATCCGATTACCGTAATCGTGCCTGACCCTATTCCAGAGCCAAAGCCTAAGCCCAAACCAGTTCCAAAAGAGTTTAGGCAACAAGTTAAGGACGCACTCAAGCTAGAAGGAGCTAAAAGCTTTCTGAGAGTTGACCCAGTAACTAGGCAACCGATTTCTGATAAAGATGCTCTTGAAAATAGTCTTCGTGCGGGAACACCAATCGGTGATGCCGCAACAGATAAAGAGGTTAATGAAAACTTTGATGACCTGCAATTATTCAATGCTATAACTGCGGGACTAAGAAGCGATGTGGTAAGAAACCCGTCAGCAACTATACGACAAAGGGCAAAACAATTTAATGCTGCAAAAAAGTTACGCAGTAGATTAAAAAGAAAAAGGAAAGAAGAGCAATATGTTCCCACGGATTTAGATAAAGAACTTGAAGCCATTGCTCCTCGAGGAGAAATCATAGAAACCCGTGAACAAGTTAAGGCTATCATTGATAGGTTCCGACCCATTGCTAAAAAACTTGGTTTTGATGTAGTCAACAACTCTAGTATCAGAGGCGCGCATTACAACCCCAACAAAAATGTGGTCGAAGTAAATATTACGGCAATGTTTGATCGGATTACCCAGCAGGGTGAGCGAATGACCGGACGGGGATCTAACTACATTGAATCCGTGATGCGTGAGGAAATAATTCATGGCGCAATGGATCAAGTCCTTATCAAAAGAGGTGAATCCAAGGGTGCTTACAACTGGTATAAAAAACTGGGACAATCCCTAAGCAAAGCTCAACGAAACGCACTCAATGACAATTATGTAATTCTTGATAGTTATAAGAAGAGGGATGAGGACTTCGGCTACGGTGCGGAATACGCACGGTCAGTAGTCCAGCAGCTTCTTTATGGAAATGATACTCAATCCTTTACTCAACCAGGCAGTGCTTTGGAGAAGGTTAAGTCCCTCATTAAGTCAGCCCAAGCATATATCACTAAGGCTCTAAAAACTTTAGCTCCTAAAAACCTAGAGGCCGCTGCTATTATCGCAGAAACCGCTGACCTTGTACGCAAGGCTGACCCTTCTGCTAGGCTGACTAACCAAAAAGATGTAGCATTATCTGAGTTCCTGTTAAGGCAGGAGAGGGTTAATGAGGTAGAAGGAAAGAAGATTGAGGCAGAAGGAAAGAAGATTGAGGAAGAGGTCGATGAGTTTTTTGAGGAAGACCCTGAATCCACGTTCCCACAAGCAAGCGCAGCACCTACACCTGTGTCCGCTGAGACAGTTGCGGAATCAGACAAACCACCGAGTCAGCGTAAGGGCAAGGAGGAGATAACTACAGTTGATAGGTATCTAAAAACCATTAGTTCATTGCTTCGTACTATGCACCCTCGACTAGCCTTGTTAGTTGATAAGTACTACAATGACATTGACTCAAAGGTTCTCGGTTACATGACCAAGACAAAGCCCTTCTTTGAGAAAATAAATAAGATCAAGAATAAGAAGGATAGGAAACGCTTGACTCAGCTTATCTACTACAGCCGTAGCCTTGAGAGGGATCCAAAGCAAGGCGAACTAAGAATCAAGGAGCGTGATCTTCTGTTAAGGAAATACGGAATGTATAATGACTTCCACCTTCGGGTGAGAGTTACTCTTAATAAGGTACGCACGGAACTTGTGAATGCTGGATACGAACCAGGCAACCTTGACGATTATTTCCCTCGTAAAATTCTGGATCTCAAAAAGGTAAAGGAATACTTTGGTGACACTGTCAAAAAGCCCTTTAGTAAATTTATTACTGAACTGAACTTCGTTACTAATGCCCGTCAACTTGTTGTCGCAGCCAGAAAGGGCAGCGGAAAAGAACCGTTTAGCGCGGCCGAGCTAGCGGTTGAGGTTGAAAAGAAATTAAGGGCGATGAGTCTATCCCTTGAAAAGCCAGAGATGGCTTTGGATTTTGATACCGTCAAAAAACTTTTACCCCTTGACCAAGGAGTGATTCTTAAACTTGGGGACAAGAAGACTCTAGAGATTGAGTCCATGTTGTTTGATCAATTCATGCGCCGAGGTCTTTATACTAATTACAGTAAAGGTCTTAGTAACTTAAAGAGGAGAAGCATTGACATCATACCTCCTGAATTGATGGATGCCTATGCCTCACCTGGTGAAGCGTTTGAGTCCTATGTCTATGGTGCTACTCAGGCAATAGAAACTAGTAGGCTCATAGGCCGTAGGTTCATTCTTGATGGCGGGGGTGACAAAGCCGAAAGAGCAAGTGAACTTGCACGAGAACTCCGAGAGCTAGAGAACAGCGGAGCTATTACCCCGGAGGACACTGAGACTGCTTATGATGTTTTCCGCGTCATCCTTACTCCGCAAGGTAAGGAATCAAAGTTCTTCTCAGGACTTAGAGCGGCTAGTTACTTTACTTTGCTAGTGGAGTTCACCTCCACACTATCGCAAGTATTTGATATGCCATTCATCATGGCTCGAGCAGGTATTGATAATACCTTCAAGGCATTGATCTCCCAAAAACTTGGAGTTGATTTACTTGGCATTGATTCAAAGCGTGTATCCGAGGAGTTCCGTGATCCGTTGTTCATGGACAAGGCTGTTCGCTTGGGTCTAAAGGTTACTGGATTCACTCGCATGGATCAGTTCATGAAGGAGACTAACATCACGGCTAACTTTATGCGCTTCAGAAAGATAGCGAAAGCCGCAGCCAACACTCCCAATGGACGTAGGTTCCGGGCGGAGATGGAGTTCATGGGATTCAATGATGTGGAAATCATAAAGCTAAAGGCTGCACTCCAGAAGGGTGATAGTAATAACGCATTGGTAAGACTCGCACTCTTCTCAAGATTGTCTGAGACACAACCAACCTCCAAGGCTCGTATGCCACTCAAGCAGGCCGAGAATCCAGATACTAGATTGTTGTACACAATGAAGTCCTTCTTGGTGAATCAATTAAATCTTACTAATGATTTATATATTCAGCAGATGAAAAATGGAACTCGTCAGCAGAAAGCTGAAGCATTTCTTAATCTTAGTAAGTTGATAGTATTCATGGCAATGGTTGGTATGCCCGTGGATATGCTAAAGGATTTAATCGCGGGACGCTTGGGTTACCTCCCGGACTACGCAGTTAATAATAGCCTTCGTATCTTTGGTATCTCTAAATATTCTGCTTACAAAATCAAACGAGATGGAGTAGGAGCCTTTGCTCTTAACTACTTCCAACCAGTTGCCTTGCAACAATTCGTTGACATAACAAAGTCCGTGCAACAACTAGCTGAGGGAACTCCCGTTGAGAGGACTAAGCTAATGACCCTTGCTCCTATGTCCGATGTCCTTAACAGAATCTTTGGGTTCACGAAGCAGAAGGAACAAAGAGAATTCAAGCGCAGGATTAAAAAGGGAGAGCGTCCATTCTTGATTCCTCCTGGAGCCTTATAGCAAAAAGGGCTGCTCCGGATATGTATCACGGAACAGCCCCTCCAAGGACTGAACAAAAGCGTGGTCCATGAAAACCTCGCTGCGCCTGGGATTACTCCTTCGGCTTACCTTGTATTACTATATGAACCAACTAACACACGAACCATTTGTGTGGTAGAATAATTATAACATAGGTGTCCTATGTTTTCTGTCAAGAGGAATGCTCCAGCCTGTGGCAATTTGCACATAGAAGTTCGCACTTCTCTAGCTCCTCAATGAACTCCTGACGGTTCCCCGTTCTGGCGAAGTCCCTGATGGCTCTCACCTTCTCATACCCAGGCAGGTGATGACAGTCAAATTGAACTGCCTTGCCCTTGAATCCGCACTCACCGCAGACATAGCCACCGAAAAAATCCTCAATGATTTTATGGTAACGAGCTGTCCGCTTCTGGTGAGGCTTCATATCAAATGAACTGTGAGTGATCCTCCATTTTCTGAGTGCCTTTGTTAAAGAGTATGCGGCCTTGGGTATATCCCATGCCCTCCCTCTGTTTGGCTAGAGTCCATCGGACGTAGTCCATCTTCTGTTCCCTCTCTGATAACGTCTGCCACAGGAATATGATACTGTCAGCATCCTGCTCCAAGGCTCCACTCTCACGGAGGTCGGACATGATAGGCGAGCGGTCATCCTTTTCGGATTCACGGTTCACCTGTGCTAGTAACAGGACGGGTATATCGAGATCCTTGGCGAGTAGCTTTAACTCACGGCTGATCTCTGCGACCTGCTGCTCTCTGGATATGTTCTTGGACATGGGCTTTATCAGCTGGCAGTAATCAATAATGATTCCATTTACCTTATGCTTTCTGTGCATACCCCTAGCTGTTGCTAGTATGTGGTCCAGTCGATATACGTTGTCACGGATCCAGCAGTTCCAACCCTTCACGGTTTCTGTAGTCTTCCTAAGTGCCTGCATCTTGTCCGCCGGAGCTAGCCCGTCCTCGAACCTACGCATATGAAGTCCTGACTTGATGCTGAAGATACGTTTCATTATCTGATTCGCACCCATCTCAAGATTGAAGAGTAACATACCGTTGCCTGTCGTGCAGGTGTTGCTCAAGAAGTTCAAGGCGTATGCGGTCTTGCCGCACCCTGGCCGTGAAGCTAGGACGCACAGCTGACCTGATCCGTAGCCACCTCTGTAGAGAACATCATCAATTGATTGGATGCCAGTCCGTAGGTATTTAGAAAAATCTACCTTACCTGTAACATCCTCAAATGTTTGATCAACAATGGCTTGTAGATTATCTCTAGTAGGAGTCAACGAGGATATGGAATCGCACTGACCCTGTATAGTAGTAAGGATCTCTTCGGAGTCCTTACCCTCCTGTAAGCCGTCCTTGATAACCAGCGATAGACGGGAGAGGTTCCGTGTCCTGTGGGACTCCACCATGTCATCCGTTAATCCCTTGAAGTGCAACTCGCTTAGACCTTTGTCATGCGTAGCCCATACCGAGTTAGCATCGAGTCCCTTCTGACCCTTGGACATATCCGTGAACAGGGACATCGTGCCAAGGATAACTCCCTTGGAGTCCAGCTTGCACATGGCCTCCCACATTGAGCGAGTGTCGTGAGCCGTAAAGAAGTCAGCGTTTATACCGGACTCCTTTGCTTCATTCAGTAGGGCGTTGCACCCATCGTTTATCTCAGCCTTTAGGATTGTTCCCAGTAGGCTTTTCTCTAATTCTTTCATGGCTGTGATACAAGGAAGCAGGGTGTCCGGTCACCAACCCACGCGCCTATTTGGTTATATTCAAAGTATTCGACGGCCTCCTCTTGATCCATGCCATCGGCGATCATCTGGTCAATGACCTTAGCCTTGTCATAGCATATGATGGGGTCCTGTCCTATTCTTTCTACGACCCCCGCAATGCAGTCATCAAAGCCGTCCATCTTTAGTAGCGGTTCTCCCGCGTCAATGTATCCTTGTAGTAATTCGTTCATGGTTTTTGTTTTTGGTTCAGTTAGTTGAGCTACATACGCTCACGGTTAGTGTGACTAAAGGTTCCCATTGGGTTCCATCGATCCTTTCCCTGCACTACCCATTGTTCTAAGTAAGCTAGGTCCTCGGAGTAAAGTGGTTTATCAGAATCAATGGAAGTGAATCCATCGAATGTTCCAGACGCATCGGTCCGGAACTTAACAACAACGTGACAGGACTCCGCCTTTTCGTTGTCCATGTTGAGCATATAGGTGTATCTCATATTTATATTTTTGTTTTTGTTGGTTCATGTAATTAAGTAAAGAATAAAAAGGGGAGAGGTGTGACCCTCTCCCCCTTGATAATCAAGTGACCCTTAAAAAGGATCGTCTCCCGCTGGGGCGGCGGAAGGAGCTGCTGTGGGCTGGTTGGGGATACCATCCCTGCGGTATTGCTCTGGCTGTTTGTCCTCATCGAGACGAGTCAAACGGATGTTCATAACAGGACCAGATTGGCTCTGGTTCTTCCAAGCCGCCGCACGGTACTTGCCCGGTGCTGTGACTTCAAGTGTTCCTGTGGCGTGAGGCGATGAGTCCGACTCACGTTTGCTTTCTGGGAATAGAACCCCAGTATTTTCGTTGTTGTACTTTGGCATTGTATTATTGGTGTTATTAGAATTCAAAGTCCGATTCAGCGTTGGCTGGCTGGCTTGTCTTCTTGGTTTGTGTTGTTGGCTTCTTGCCGTGATTGTTGGTAGCATCAGCGTCCTTTGTATCGTCGATAGCAAAGAGTCCATTGAGTGCATACTTGCGAGCGTAGGAACTAGCTGACCCGGTAATCTGTGAGTCATCCATCCCCTTGCGAGTCTCTGCTTCTCTAGCGAATCCACTTACTTGTATTGTGTAATCGCCTTCAGTATCTGCTAGCACGGTTGTAGCTTTGACGTATACACGCCCTCCTACTTCGACCATGTCGTCAGTGATAACAAGTGTGCAGTCCCACTCATTGAGCAGAGGTTTGACAGCTGTTAGTATGTCCTCAGCGGAGCGGTAAGCGTACCCTCCGAACTTATTAGTCTGCCCCTTGGGAGCTTTGAGGGACCATTGAATCCCTTTTAGTTTTGAATGTATATTCAATTTATTCATGTTTATGTTTAGTTAGTTCACGGAATAGTTTGGTTCGTTCCGAGGCATTAGAACATTCCATGAGTTGTTTTCGTTTCGCCCCTAGATCTACTAAACTGGCCTTTTGTTTTTCGGATGTCAAGGATTTAAATCTTTTTGAAAGTTGAGTCAGTCCCACGGGGTGCAATACATCCAGCTGCTCCTGCTCCAAGTAGTCCGCGATTGCTCTAAGCACGTTGGGTAAATGACTCTGGCTCACCTGGCATCTGCGGTAAGCAAAGTTCTCTATCTTACCTAACAAGGAGTTACCGACCCTCGATACTACACCTCGGACCATACCGGATTTGTGGCAATGATCCACTACCCAGTCCGAAGTTTTCCGTAGTAACAGGGGACAGCTCTTGGGTTTATGTTTAACCCTCCAGTCCTTAAGTTTATTTTGTGGAAGATACATTGAGTTCCGTGAGTAAATCCTTGAGAGTATTCTTCTCCTGGGTCAGTTGCTTACGCTGCTCAAGCATTCTCTCCATCCTAAAGGACAGAGTCCGTGATTCCTGTCGGATCATATCGATCCTAGTTTGTATTCGTTCTACGTTACTTTCTACTTGTGACATACTCATAATTCTAACGCAGGAAGTGTTTCATTTATAGCTTCTAGTTTGCTAACTTCAACCAGTATGTCGAGTAACTCACTGTAGTCCGGACTTATGCCACTCCTATCTTCGCATGCAGAGCTTATGTCTTCACGGATTTGAGTATCGATCATGTTTCGTATTTTATCTGATGTTTTCATATGTATTTATTTATTAGGTTATTTTTTGAAAGGACGGAGTTGGTTCTGCTCGAGTGCGTAACCCTTTCCGTAACCTAGATCCTTTATGTTCTTTTTGTTTATTAGTTCATCCTTCCAGCACCAGCCAACCATCTTTACTGTCCAACGATCCGGTGTGAGGCACATGATATACATGTCCACATCGGGGTTGTCCTTGAGGGTTGCCAGTAACTTTCCGAAGGCGTGGTGAGTGCTTTTGACATCATAGGAGTGACCTTTCATTACTCCATCGGCTGACCCAGCTCGAGGGCTGAGGCCGAGGTCAAAGAATACATTCAAGTGCTTTGCTACAGCATACTCAGCGGTAACACCTTGGGCATCTATATCCAGACCAGCCATGTTGGACTGCTTTCTGTCCTTAATATTGTTGCCTCTGGACAGCACCGATCTCAGGTGTCCAATGTGCTGGCACATCATGACTTCGTCGTCAGTTAAGTTAATCTCAATCATTCCGTGGTTCCATTTTTGTATGAACATTGTCTATTATTTCGACAGCCTTTTCATTGAGTTCTTTTATAATATTTGGAGTTGGAGCAGGTCTATCGTCTGTCCAGTTACCCCTCATGATTGAGTCCCTAAGAACTATAAGTCCAGTAATGGCGTGAGCTATATGATGAACTCCTGAATCAGGGTCATTGTCCTCTCCTTCGTACCATGCGCCTATATGTCGGAACGCGGCATCGTAATACACGGAGCCACGAACTCCCATTTCCCTCCAGTTGAACCTACCATACTTCAGGTCCCCGTGAAGTTTCACTAGGCCAGCCTCAAGCAATACGTTTACTGGCATACCTGAGATCGGAACCTTTTTAATTCCACAAGCATCCTTTGGATTAGTTTCTTTGCTCATGGTTATTGTTTTACGATGGGTTGCATTCTTAGCATCCAGAACAGGCTAGCCGCGGCTTTAGCTACACGGATACCCCACTGGCTCTCTTCGTCCGTCCACTCGTAGTGCATATGTTCTGCTGTCTCGCAGTCCACAATTACGGATCTTATCTTAGGAAGATAAGGTAACTTCTGTAGGTGCATCAGCATATACGCTTCAATGGCTAGCTGACAGCAGTCCTTCTGGTATCGTTTAGCTTTACCTTTAGTATTAACACGGCACTTGTAGTCCGCGAGAAAGATTCTGGAGTCCTTGATTCCTATGAAATCAACGGAGCCAGCGATCTTGATTCCGCCGTGACTGACTATCTTTTCACAGCCCAATGCCTGAACATTGTTGTCATCAATCCAGTTAAGAAACGGCATGGCCCACTTGTCCCAGCATGATTGACCGGGATGCTCATCAATGCCTAGCACGTGATGATTAATCATACGCTCTATGGTTCCGTGAACAGATGTTCCGAACTCATGCGACGGGATTAACTCTCCATCCTTTGGGTGCGGTCTCGTTCCGTAAACCATCTCAGCAAGGTCGGACCAAGTCCGATTCGGATGCTCTCTGGCTAGGTCAGTAATCATCCTTGGCTTATAAACCTCGTCAAGAAACGGATCCTTGACTATGCCCAGCACGGTTGTGACTGACGGGTAAACGTCTGCTCCAGCTTTACGAGCCTGTGCAGGAGTCCCCACCTCGGCCTCGAACTGAGGCTCCGATGGGTTCTGGCAGTTATAGAAGTGACTCATAGTTCCTCCTGATCAAGGATAAAGTTGAGTCCATCGCGGAGAGCATCGAGGTCAGAGTATTCATTCATATCGTAGTCCGCTTGCCATAGGGTTCCGCCATCAGAAGTAAGAAGCAGTAGCGTCTTGCCCTCTGGTTCTACTACGTTGTCCACGTAACAAGTCCGAAGGTGTCTCTGCGCCATCAGAGCAAGTAGCTGCGTGTCGGAGCGAGGTTCAAGCGTTGTCTGAATCGGCATAATATACTGATCCCCAGCTTCAAGTTGTCCAATACGAGCATCGGAGAATCGCCCCCGTAGTCCCATGGTGGATACGATTTCATCTTTAGGCAGACCCAAAGCAGGCCCATCTGGATAGGTGTGTATTTTTATTTTCATATGTTTAGTCGGTTGGTTTTTTGTAGGCACAGCTTTACTTAAAAAGTGTGCAGTAAAATCTGAGTAATATGATGGATCATTCTAGTGCTATGTTAGAGTATCTAATTAACATAACTTACATCTGATTCCATATAGGCATACCCTAGCTTTCCTGTCAAGGAGAAGTTATGTAAGTCAATGAATGACAAATACATTTAACTAGTTCGGAAGATTATTTATATGAGGTAAATTTAACCTACCCTTGGCGGCATAGTATTGATTTTCATCAATCGTGCTATCCTCTAAAGCATCCTTTAGGGTCATGTGACTGCTCCGGGCTAGCTTGTTCACTCGCTTGGCTTCATCGTTTACCTTTTTAGTAATCTCGTCCTTCTTAGCCTTCAGCATCTTTGTGCTGTAGATACCGCGACGGACTGCAAGGTGACGAAGTGCTTCGGGTCTACCCTCCCACGGAGTTCCCATGGCCGCATTGTTCCAACTCATTTTCTCCTTTTCAATTCGCTTTATTACTAGCGATAGCCAGTTAGCCTCAGCCTCTGGATCAACACAGATTTTTTGCCTGTTAGGTCTACGTTCGACGGCATCGGTTATGTCCGCAGTCTTGAGGAGTTCGTGATATTTTTCTGTCATGGACTGGCAAAAAGCCAGCGCAGATTTGGCGTGTCCGTTATACATATTTAGTTGTTGTTAGTTGTTATTCCGCGCAGTCTCGTTTGCGCAGTCTCGTTTTAATGCTAATAAAATTAATAGCTTTGTCTACTAAAAAAGCCCACACCCCGAAGAGTGTGAGCCTAGCCTTATAGGTAGTGCATGATTATTGACACCGCTAGCAGTATGCCTGCGATGATGATGCTCCAGAATACGATGAACGCACTCTCCTCCTGCTTGTCTGTTTTGACTAGCTTGTTTGGTTTATGTATTTTCATAGTATCGTTTATTGGTTTACTGTTTGCTGAAGCTCTGCCCTATAATCAACTTCGGACGTTGAGATTTGAACGTCTGCATCCCTCCCTGCTGAAACATAGATGCTCCCGTCATCTTGGTATGCTTGTATGTCGTTTTCCTGAAACCATTGCAAGGCTAAGGTAATTTTTGGTTCTGTTTGTATTTCGTTATTCATGGTTTGTTGCGTTATTTATTAAGAAATAAAACTTTAGGTTGAAACTCGCTGAACGGCTTAAAACCTAAGTCTTTTAATGTCAGCAGCTCTCCGTCATTTAACATGACGTGACCAGATTTATTTCCGTTTATAATAATAGTGTATTCTGTTTTCGTTTTCATGGTTCGTTTATTGGTTATCTAGCTTGGTGATTAAGTCCTGCATTTTGATTAAGTCCTGCTCCGTTACTTCGCTTGGCTCGTCGAGTAAGCAAGCTATGTCGATGGACAGGTCGGCTATTATTTCGGTGATCGTTTGCATGGTTCTTACCCTTGGTTTGCGATGCGTTGAATAGTCATGGCGATATCTTCAATGTGATTATATAACAAATCTGCGCTGAAGCCTTCAAAGGGTTCCCATGCGTGGTCTTGGAGGAACTCGTTAAGCTTCTCCTCCTCCCATTCATGAAATCCCTTAGGCAGGTCTGTGAAAAGCACATGTGATGATGCGGCGATGAAGTAGTATTCTAGTTGTTCGTTCATGGTATTTTTATTGGTTCTTGTTAAGTTGACGGAGTGTCCGTCTACCCCAAAACCCACGCGACTCAACAGAGAAGGTGGGCAAGTGGTTATGTGCTAGGACTTAAAGATTTACCATTGCACGGCTATCCCACGCGAGAGGCTCGCTAAAGTCAATGACTTGAACGCGGCACGCCTTGCAACCGTGCTTATTGGTTAGAAGTTGAACGGTGTCGTTAGCGTGTTGCATGGTTTTAATGTTTGCTTTCTCGCTAACTAGGATCGTTTCGCTTATGTCGTTAGGTGATATTCCCCAAATAATGTATTCCTTCATATTGTATTGCTTTGCTGGTTATTATTTAGAAACTATGATGCCACCGTCAAACTCTAGCAACGTGCCATTGTCGCGAATATATTCCTCTATATTACGCAAGACAGTTTCGTGAATGTTACCGTCACAATCAAAGGTCGATTGCGTGTCAGTTTCACCAGTCATAGGGTTTTCGTAATCAATGCCGAACTCTTCTTGCCAACTCATAAAGCTGTCGTCGGCATAATCAATAAAGCTTTCATATTCGGCATACTCACTAGCAAGGCTGACAGCATCTAATTCTATTTCCGTGCCGCAATCATCTTCAATTGATTCGATAAATTCGACAAGGGTTTTAGTGCCTTCGTAAGTGAATGAGTTAAAGCAATCGTATTTGCCTAATTCGTTTACTGCTTCGAGTGTAGATAGTGTGTTTTTCATGTTTTTTGTGTAGTTGGTTTGTTATTAGTGATTAGTGTGAATTAGTAGCCCAGCCATGCTAGAACCTCCTGAGCGTCGTAGGTGTCCTTATCACCCATCTCATTAAGAAACTCGTCGTAAGTGACGACCCCATGGTTGTCTAGCTCATTGAAAGCCCGTGAACGAGTGATTGTGATTTCCTCTGCTGATTCGTAGTAGTCCATATATGTTTGATTAGTGCTTAGTTTCGCTTTGCTGATTTGCTTGCGATACAAACAATAAAGCATACTTCCCAAACCCCTACAAGCTTTTATTTCCAGATAAGCCATATTTCTTTCGGGGACTCCCGTAACTCCATGACAATCAACATACTCTCAATTAAACTTTTTTTCGGCTAAGTTCCGTGACAGGATACAATCGACGCTTAACGATACCCTTAAACAGCTAACCCATGGCAGACAGTCGGACTGACTCAACGGTGGACTGAGTAGCCCCTATGAATGAATGAATGATGGCACTTAATCCATCTCGCCGATCGAGAAGAAAAAGATGATTCATGCATGAGCAAGGCCGGGCCAGGTGCCAGCCTAGCCTAGTGCTATCGAGTGGACAAGTGTCAGCGTGGCTACCCAGCTGAGGGGGGGAGGGGATCAGCAACATGCGCGACTAGAATCGTATATATCATCAGACACCCCTTTAAAAAATAGATGACTCATAAGCCATACCATCCGCATACTACCCTTGTATTACTAGGTAGGGTTACTGCTCTAATGCTCCTTTGTTCCAGCGGAGATTCCGGATTCTATGTAGCACGAAAACCTCTGTCAAGCAAAAAATCCAATTATTTTTGATCCAGGGTAAGAAAAGCTTGACATGTGTCTAAGTACTTCCTATCAAAGACATAATGAGTACCCTAAATCCTACCCCTGAGGAGATGCGACTGGACCTAATGGCCAGTATATCTGAGAGTATTCAGGCCGTAAGCAAGGAGAAGGAGACTATGAAGGTCAATAGTCTAAGCCGTGCTAACCCAGG